ATGATCCATTGATTGCCTCGTTTAGTGAGTTCGCTAAAGAATCAAACATGTCTCAGGACACAGCTAATAAGCTGGTTAATATGTTTATTGAGAATGAGTACGCCAAAAGCCTAGAGGGTGGTGAGGCTGAGACTGCTAGAGTGGCTGAGCAGATGGCCTTATTAGGCGACAATGCTCAACAGCGTGTTAATAACATTGATAACTGGTCTAAGGCTAATCTAACTCCAGAGCAGGCAGAAGGATTAACCGGCATGGCTACCAGTGCTGCTAGTGTTCAGGCTATTGAGGCATTGATAGCTAAAAGTAAGAATGCTCCAATGCAGACCAATGATGTCAATCCAGCTAGTCAGATATCACGGCAAGAGCTTGAGACGTTACAGTTTGCTAAGGATGAGCATGGTAATCGTAAGATGCAGTCAGACCCTGAGTATGCAAAGATGGTTCGACAGAAGTTCGCTGAGGCTATGCCTGGTGAGAATATAATCACAGTAGGTTAACTTAAAAGGTGCAATTATGAAGGTAAACATTCAGGATCAAAACGGTACACAGCTAGTAGGATGGAAGTATTGGGCGGCTATTGCAGTAGTGGTAGGCGGCTTAACTTCTTTAGGTTCGGCGTTTCCTGATTTTACGCCTTTAGAGTTGTATAATTCTTATCAGTCTGATTGCAGTTAGAGCAAGACTAAGGGCCGTGGAGCCTCTACCCTCCACGGACTACCCCTTAGTAAGTTAATTATAACACGGGGTAGAGCATGGCATTTACACAAGATTCATTCGCATCAGTAGGCGCTCATTCAGCAAATACGCCTAATCTCTACAGCTACAAGTCATCTGACTCCCTCAGCGATATCACAGCAGCTAATTACTTTATTGATAAACAGCAGCAATTAAACGAAGGCGATTTTATTATTGCCAAGTTAAGCGATTACAGTGGCTTATTTGAAGTCGATTCAACAAGTAGCGGGGTTACAGAGGTCATGGCACAGTCAAGCGGCGTAGGTAATGTTTCAGCATTCGGGGAGTTAGTGGTTGCAGAGCCTTATCCGCTAACTCAAATGGTAGCCACTCATGGGCTAGGCTCTAAAGCCTTTGCCTTCCCTGTAGGTACGGGTACTGCTGCCACAGTAAACGGCGAGTTTACCTGCACTACTGGTACGGGTGGCCTTAATAACTTTGGGCTGATTACTTCTAGGCGAGGGATAACCTATAAGGCTGGCACGGGTGTACAGGCTAGGTTTACAGCTAGATTCACCACTCCAGTTGACCTGTCTTATCAGGTTGTAGGCTTAATCGGTATAGGTAATCAGATAGGCTTCGGCTGTGTTAATGATGAGTTTGGCGTGGTCAGGGAGCATGGTGGTTATGCGAATTTACAGTTGTTAACGGTATCAGCAGCGGCTACTGTTGCTGAGGTAGGTGTAGTAACAATAGATGCCGTGCCTCATAACGTAAATCTAACCAACGCTGGCGGTGATGTTAACTTCACTGCTGCTGAGATAGCTGCTGAGCTAAATGCTAACCCAGCGATACCACTAATAACCTTTACAGCTAATCAAGATACAGTCATGGCACGTAATGCGGTTAATGGGCCTCATGTCTTATTTACCTTTAGTAGTGCTACGGCTGCGGGTACATTCGCACAGACTAAGGCTGGAACCTTTGCAATCAATTACTTCAAAGCTCAATCAGAGTGGAATATTGACCCTATGGATGGCACTGGGCCTAGTGGTGTGACAGTTGGCGCTGGTGAGGAGCTAGACCCCTTTGATGGCGGTATTATCTGCGAGGTTCAATTTCAATACTTAGGTTATGGTAATGTTTTGTGGATGATTGCCAATCCTAATAATGTGGGTGAGTTTATCCCTGTTCACGTACACAAGTGGCTATCGGATGGTGAGGTTGGCGTGAATATGTCTGACCCTAACTATCTGCTTGGCTTAATGGCAGCATCACAAGGCACTACTACAGACTTAACCGTTAGAAGCGCATCAATGGGCTTATTTAATGATGGAAAGTATGTGCTGCACGAAGAAAGCCGTTCGACTAGTAGGCTACTGCTAACCATAGCATCAGCCACAGTGCATCATGTTTTAACTGTAAGATGCCGCACACACTTAGGCGGCAGGTCTATGAGTGCTGAGGTTATACCCCTGCTAATGAAGTACGGGTCAGAGTCTAATAAAGGTGTCGAGTTTAACGTCTATAAGAACGCTATTAACTGGGGTACTAACCTAATCTTTGACTATCAGAATGAAACAGACTCATTGGCTGAGGTATCTAAGACTACCACCACGTTAACCTCTATGGGTACTGCAAGCCTACTCTATACGGGTGTATTGTTGCTGAAAGGCACAGACAGTATAGACCTGAGTATTTTTGATACTTATTTGGCTCCAGGCGAGACATTATCTATTACTGTCAATCATCTTAGTGAGGCCAATAAAGACGCTACTGCTTCACTCGTTTGGAAAGAAGATATTTAACCACAACAAGAGGCTAGACCATGTTACGAGTAATCTATAAAGAAAAAGAATACAAAGGCGGCGTATTGTATGCTGCTATCCTTGCTGCTGCATTAGGTTTGTATTCTGGAGGTGCTGAGTATCCTGAGTATAATCCTCTTAATTATGTATATGGCGACTGTAAGGCTGAGTAATGCCTAAGATTCAACTCCCAATAGCAAACGGTTTTTACGCCTCTGAGTCTTTACCTATATCGGCTCAGCGGTGTATTAATTGGTATCCTAATATTGTCCAGGCTCAAGGGTTGTCACAAGAGACTTTGTTTGGCACTCCTGGTATTCGTCAATTAGTCACCACAGGCGTTATTAACGAGCAGAACCGTGGCATTCATGTAATGGCGGGGATTCTATACTTTGTTAACGGTGAGGTTTTATATCGGCTAGATAGGACTATTGGTACTGGTGGCGATGTATTTGCTGCTGCTCCATTAGGCGCGATTGTCGGCACTGGCCCTGTATCAATGGCTGATAACGGCACTCAGTTAATGATATTGGTTCCTGGTGGCCTTGGCTCGATATGGGTGCAGGATACTACAACCTTCACAGCTTCTATTTACGCTATAGATACTGACTTTACAGCTAATGGCGCACCTCAGATAGTCGTGTTTATAGACGGCTACTTTGTCTGCTCAACGGATAGTAAGAAATTCATCTCATCAGCTATTAACGATGGCTTAGCGTGGAATGCGCTGGACTTTGGTACTGCTGAGGCTGACCCTGATATTATTCGCGCACCTTTTGTATTCAATAACCAATTGTTTATCTTAGGCAGTGAAACTACACAGGCTTTCCAGAATGTAGGCGGCTCAGGCTTTCCATTTGCCGCTATTCAAGGGCTTGTTATTCCAAAGGGATTATTCGCTAACTTTGCCATAGCTCCCACTACTAACAGCTTCATGATGATTGGTGGTGGTGTTAATGAGTCTCCAGCGGTCTGGTTATTTACAGGTAATGGGTTTGATAAGATATCCACTACAGCGATTGATAGCCTTTTAGCCGACTATACAGATGCCGAGATTCAGGGCGTGGTGGCGGTTAGCTATGCCAAGAAAGGCGCTTATTTCACAGGCTTCTCATTGCCTGATCGTGATTTATATTATGACTCTATCTCTGGTAGGTGGCATGAGAGGGTTACATTCTCTGAGGGTCAGCTAACAGGATGGCGGGTAGGCTTTATGGCTACGGCTTATGGTCGTGTGATTGTAGGCGATTCGATAGATGGCCGTATTGGTGAATTAGATTCAAGTTTATACACTGAGTACGAGGATGCTATTTTCCGCAGGGTTCGCATTCAGCCATTAACTAACCAAGGTAACGCCATATTTGTCAGTGAATTAGAGCTAACTATGGAGAGTGGTGCTGGTGATTTAACTACGGTAGACCCTCAGATTCGATTCAGATGGTCAGATGACGCTAAGACTTACGGCAACGAACTAACCAGAAGCATCGGTAAGCTGGGCGAGTATTTTAAGCGGTCAATATGGCGTAGATTAGGAAGATTACCCAGGCTCAGGGTATTTGAGTTCACTATGACTGATCCCGCTAACCCTACTGTAATCAAATTAGAGACAAA